GAACTTGCGGGCGCGGCAATATCTACTCGCACATAATCGCCCGCTGCCGGAATGACGCCAGTTCCCGCAGTTGAAACTCGTGCGCTTGCATTCACCGCCGCGCCAGCTACGGCTACGGCAGCAGCAGCGGAAATAGTCACCGTTCCCGTCCACGTGCGACCGGCAGGGATGGTGATAATCGTTGCCGCGTTAGATGTTGCCAGACCCGCGAGAATGTTAGCCGGGTCAGGCGCGAAGGGCGGGAATGAGTAGGGGGCTACTGGCAGAGTCATACTTATAGACGATCCAAGTAGTTGTTCCGCTCGACAAAGCCGCCCGCATCACCATAAAAATGATCCTGGTGGTCGCCCATGTACTGATCATCAGTCATCAACATGGGATGAACGTCAAAGCCGCGCTTCAGGTCTGCGGGATTGACGTTATCCGTAACATCGGTGGACCCGGCCAGAACAAGCGGCATGTTCTTTTGCGTGGCCGCGTCAATATTCAGCGGCGGCAATTCGTGTCTGTTGTGCGGAACGTGGCGCTGCACAGACGGCGGCAGTACCCATTGGTCGTGTTCCACCTCGTTGTTATTTCGAGGCGCGGAAATCTGGAATTTCTCTTGAATGATAGGCATGATTCACTCCATGAAAAACCGGGGGCCGTAGCCCCCGGGTGGATCAGTTTTCCGGCACATCCCGATACGCGAATGCCCCATCGCCCGGGTAACTCATGCCGGTGACTGTTTTCAGCGGCATTTCGTTAATCAGGGCGAATGACTGGTCGGTGATGTCCGGACCGGGCGGCAACTGGTTGAACATGGCCTTTTCGCCGTAGGGGGTGCCGAACTTGTAGAAGCAACTCCCGTTAGCGTCGAAGCCAGGATCATCCAGATTGGTTCTCGGTTGCAGGGATTCCATACCCTGAATCACTGCATTGTTCCCGGTGGGGGACTTCTCGAACATCATCGAGTTATCCAGCGGTTCATCAGGCGTAAGAGCGCCCTTGTTTACCGCAGACCGGACAAAGTTACTGCCCGGCAGGTTGGTTCCGTCATTGGTTTTCATGTCGGTCCTTTACTTGGTCAGGTTGGCAAGCGGGGTGATGGCGTATTCCAGCGAGAACGCCGAAATAGCCGTCGCGTCAGTGCCTCGGACGATATGCAGCGAATCGCCTTGGTTGACGCTAATCCCGCCCGTACCGGTGTTGGCCGTGATGCCGCCAGTGCCGGAGAGAGGGTAGTAGTTGGAAACGCCCGCCACAGTGGTTTGTGTGCCCGTAGCGGTGCCGTTGTACAGCGAGACAGCATATGGTCCGTAGGTCGTGGTGGACAGCGCAGGGGTCGCGCCAGCGGTCGCGGTATTGGTGACCCGGATAAGCGAGAACTGGTCGCCGTTGATGGCGGTAGTCGTCGCGGTTCCGTTCCATGCCGTGTAAGTGCTGGTGCCGGCCGTTGCGAGAATCGAGTTGACCGAAAAGATAGTCAGCGCGGTAAACGCGACGAACTTACCGAAGGCGGTAGAAGCACCCGCTGCGTTTTGGCCGAAGCCATGCCCAAGTCGGATCGTGTACGCAGGATCGTCGTAGGCAAGAGATAGCGTGGTCATGATTTACCTTTCTGCCTTAAACGGCCGAGTCCCATTTGACGATACGAACGTTCGCCGCCAGGGTGTGAACGATGCCGAAGCCGCCCAAATAATACCAAGCGACGCCCTTTGACCGACCGAAATCCGTGGGGATTTTCCCTCGCATTTCCTCGGGGACGGCAATTGCTTCCGCCACCGTGTCATTGCCGAAGAAAAATATCCAGTCGGATTTCGCCTGGCTCCATGCGGTCGTAGTAATACCGTCCGTGCCGGTGCCCTTGGCGATGTTGGTTTGCTCGACGTATCGGCAGTTTTCATACCGGCCGATTTCACCGTTCATGATCAGCTTGAATCCGGTATCCGAATACTGGTGGATGGTTTCAAGGTTGTTCTTGAAGGTGCGCAGCGTGGTAGGCCAGGCCAGCGAGTAGTAATCGTCGGCGATGTACGCCGGGATGTTCCGCTCTTTCATCGCGTCAACAATCGATTTTGCGTGATTGTTGTTGTACGCGATGGTGTTGGTGCCGGTAACCGTGCCGTTGGTGAATAGCGTAACCGCCGCAGTGTCCGTGCCGTTGGTCGGCAGGGCGCGAAGCAGGGTCTGGTTGAATTGAGTCCATGCGAGGCGGTCAAAGGTCTTGACAGCGTCGTTTTTCAGGACTTTTTGTACCAGTTCCATGACCGGGAATTTGGACAGATTGTCCAGCTTTCCGGAGTAGGGAACCGAGTTACCCGCTTCAGTAATCGTCAGGGTGCCCTGAACAATCGTGAAGTTGGTTTCAGGCATGGTGTTCGTTTCCGTCAGAACACCGCCCGCTGCCGCCACATCCGAGAACACGTCCCAGGTGTAAACGTCGCCTTTCTTGCGGCCCTGTTGCGAAGCATCGCGCACGTCAGCGAACTGACGGAACTTCACAAGGGGCTGTACTGCCATGCGGAGCACGTTGGACAGTTGGCGGGAATACATGTAACCGCCCAAACTGTTTACGGCCCAAACTTGACCGGCCATTTTGAGTTTCCTCTCAAATGTTAGCTTGGCCCCTCTGTCGCGCCATCTGAGAGATAACGGCAGTCGGGGAATCGTCTGGTTCTTCCTCGACCGGCTGCGCTGCGCGTGCTGCTGCGGTAGGCAATTTGTGAACGGTCGCGGATTTCAGCGCACGCTTTTGCTCGAAAGTGCCGGAAGTGCCACGCCATTTGCGCAAATCGTCTCCGATTGCCGAATAGCGCTCCTTGTAGGATCGTTTGTCACCCGATGCCACAAGTTTTACATCTTCTTCAAGGGCCAGCGTGCGCAACTTATCGTCGCCCATGATGTCCTTGTATTCACTTTCAAACCATTGCGATGCGTCCTCAAACCTGATCCGGTCAGCGGCCTTCGTAGCAAGCGCGTCTGTGTCTACAGATGGCGTTTGTTTGCGAATTTTTGCGATGACTGCGGCGGCTTCTTCTTCACTACCCATTTGTAAGGCGCGGGCAAGCGCCAGGTCATCATCGACCCCTTCGTCAGCGTCCGCATGGGATGGCTGATTGCTCTGTTCGGCCATGCGCTTGGCATGGGCTAGGTATTGGTCTGCGGCCTCGACCTTGGACGCGCGAGCAATAAGCTCGTCTTGCGTCAGTTCGATTTCGTTTCCGTTTACCTTGATCTTGAATTTTTGCGGGTGCTCTGCGGGTGAGGCTTCTTCGGCCGCGACTCGCGCGGCTTCGGCTTCTTCTGTCTCGCGCTGCGCTTGACGTTCTGTTTCATCCTCGTCGCCTGTGATGTCTACAAGCTCGCCTTCCCGGGCGGTATCGGCGTTGCCGGATATTTCAGCCAGGCGGGCAAGGCGCGCGTCATTGAGGGAACCTACGGCCTCTTCGCCGTTGTCTTGCGTGTCATCGTCATTCATCGTCGTTCCCTTCAATCACGTTCAAAGCCTGCCTGCCGTCTAGTATAGCCTCTCCTAGCCATTTCTGAACACGTTCACTTACCCAGATTATATTCTGAAGTTCCCGAATCCGTCTAGTCCTCCACGGATGGACCGTTTTTAGGGCATCCGCAGCGTGTTCCGCTTCACGTTCGGCGCGATCGATCAGATAGCGGCCGATTTCCGAACTCAGGAATTGCTCAACCTGCTGCCCGAATACGGCGGTTTCTACTATCGGATCATTGGCGTCTAGCTGCATCTTTTCCCTTCGCCGGCTTATCCGGTATCAATTCCTTGGCTAAGGCATGCTCCAAGTGCGCCTTGTGGATCGCGCCTATGTGGGTCGCCAGGGTGCGACGGTTCTCGCCATCCTGTTTCATGGCCTCGCGCGCAAGGTCGGTCTGATTCTTCGCCTGCGACGTAAGCGCCTTGACTTGATGGCCAGTCTGCTTTTCCTGCACCTTTTGCTGCAACTGCTGGATGATTCCCTGCGCCTGCTTCAGTTGCTCTTGCAGTTGCAGCTTCTGCGGGTCGTCCACGGTCATGAAGCGTTTTCCGTCCTGATAGCCCATGAAACCGAATATCTGCTTGCCGATTTCATCCACGTTCAGACCGGGCACCGCCATCTTGACGATGTTCCCGTAGGACTGCACGCCGAATACCAGTTTTTGCAGCTTCGATTGAGGGTCAGTCGCGCCCATCCCGACATTCACGGTCAGGGTTAGCTCTTGGTTCAGCAATTCATCCGTCATACGGTCCAGGCCGTAGCGCTGGAACATCTGCGAGTTTTCGACGGCTATTGCCATGACAACTTCATCGGTCTCGTACTTCTGCTCACACAGCACCAGCAGGCGCAATACCGGCTCAATGAACGTTTCCACATAGGTGCGGATCAGGTATTCAACCAGCATGCCGGCAGGGGCGCTAAGCATCTGCATGGAGCGCGCCGGAGCATTGTTGGCGATGTCCGGATTCGTCATGATGGACGACGCGCTGAAGTTGCCTAGCAGTTCGTCCATGTCGGCATTGATGCGGTCCTGCTCTTGATAGCTAGACGCGGTTACATCCGGCCAGTTAACCTCTTGAATATCGTTTTTAACATCGTCCGCCATCGTGACTCCACCGGGGACGTTACGGACCAATGACGGTATATCAACGTTTTTCCCTCTGTTGACGAGCCATCGCTTGTTAAGTACCAGCTTAACGTTGTCCAGTCGTTGGTTGACGATTTCGTTGGCTTCATCTTGTAGTCCCTTTGAAAGTTCAGACACGCTGCTAGGCATGCTCGTATGTGTTTCCAGAATGCAGCAGCCGATTACATAATTTCGCTTGCCGTGCAGGATGGATTCCGACAGCGGGACAGGCTCCGACAGCATGGCGATGTCGCCCATCGTGTAGAACTCCCAATCCTGCCCGCCTCTGCGGTGGATGTGGCGCTGCACCCATGCGATTTCATAATCGCTGATGGGGCGGTTCTCTGTCTGCTTCGGGTCCTCGCGCTGCTTTTCCCGCACGATACGGGTAGAGTCACCGAGGCTTTGCGATGCCTGCCGGATGGTGTTATCGCTCAGAGGTTTCCACTTCGGCCGGCCGGTCTTTGGGTCCGTCTGCATCATCCGGTCTTTGATGTCGCCTACGTACATCGGCATCAGGTGGATGATGTACGGGCTGGTGTTCACCGGATCAATCCACGATGCGGCAGGGTCAATCCGGATGTTCTCTATCGGAATAAGTTCGACAGTCGGGCGGTCGGTGACGATCTTGCGCGCGGCCTCGGGGGCGGTCTCGGCCCCGGCTTGTGGCGCGTCCACGTCATCGCCTTCCGTAGTCTCATCTTCAGTGTCATTGCTGAATTCACGGGTCTTTTCCTCCTCGTACTCCCAATCTATGCAGGCACATACCGCGCCGGTCTTTTGCGCGTCCTGTAGCCCGCCTAACACGGTCTGAAACCAAGGGATAGACTTTTTCAGCCGGTACTGAAGTAGTTCCTTCATGATGTCGGCTGATACACACTGCTGCTTGTTCGCTTGGTTCTGCGCCTGTACGCTCACCACATCCATGTTGCTAAAGAATGCAGCGGCGGCAGCGGCTTCATTCTTGCGGATGATCGCGCGAGTTTTCGGGCGGTAGAGTTTCGAGCGTTTGGAGAATGACGGACTGTTGTACTTCGAGTCCATCGGGTGCGAATTGTTGAATGCGAGGATGCTATCTTCCCAACGTTTCCGATAGTTGCTATCAATGTACGTTGTGGAAAACCGATACGCCTCTTGCGCCAGTTTCAGCCAGTCGTCACCCGGTTCTTCCCCCCCTTCAAGGTGTGGCGCGGGGCGCTCTAACTGGCTCACTGTTGGTATGCCCCACCGACTTGTTCTCCGGTCCAATCGCCTCGCGGCAATCCAAGGCGCTCCAGCAATTCCCCGCCGGCTAGCATCGCCTGCCGTGAAAGATCGCTGAAGCTGGACATTTTGTTCGCGTCAATCGTGAAGCCATAGCGGCTGTCACCAAGCAGGCACTTGACCACCAGCACGCCACCCGGTGCCCAGGACACGGCCCACGGGTAATTCCGGTACTTTTCCAGCAGCATAAGCGCCAGTTCCTTGGACAGACTTTGCATTATCTGCAAATCTCCATCGTCGCTAGTGACCTCTACGGTTTGAACGTCGTTCACGATTGTTTATAGAATCCGGTAGTGCCCTGGTCGGTGGATTCAAACGTGCGGCCATTCGACAGTTCGTAGGCCGTGTCCGGTTTGTTGAATTCCGCGCCCCACTTTTCCATGACCATCGAGAGCCAATTGTAGGTTCTGGAACTTACTGGCGTACCGTTTTGCGGGGGGATTACAGGCGGCATCAGGTGTACTCCGGTTCCAAGCTGCGTTCATCAATAAACTGCGGCGCGGTCGCTTCCATGTCATAAATCCGGCTTACCGCGTCCACCAAGTCTTTCAAACCGCCAAACGGGAAATAGTGCGTCTGAATCTTCAATTGCTCCGACAAATCGTAAGCGTTGCCCTCATGGTCCTTACGCTTGATGATCTTTGCCACCCGATACCCGTATCCGCGCTCCATCATCGCCGCCTGATTCCGGGTTAATTTATCCGGATCAGTGGCATACGGCAGAAATATCTTATGTTGCTTCATGTCCGGTGTCAATCTCTGAACACGATCAGTTTTCGAGCCGCTACCCTCTCTAGGCCATGCAAGCTCTTGAATACCAAAGGAAACTTGATCCACTTTCATGCGTTCTTTGAAGTAATCCAGGTCCGATTGTGCCCCAAAAGACTCGTATCCGACCTTGACGGACTGCACGCCGGGCATGCGTTTCCACTTGACGAACAGTTCCTTTAGCCGTTGCCAGCGCTCTTGCAGGTCCATTTTGTGATTGAAACCGTCTAGCAGGTACTTGTTCATGTTGTAGTCCAGCCCCAGCACGGCATAGGCACTGTTCGCTGAATCTTTCTTGTTGGAGCGTGCCGGGTCGCACAAAATGAACAAGTTCAAAGTTTCCGGTCGAATCTCGTAGACCTGGAAATCCTCGATGTTGAACATGCGTTGCGTGCCGGAAAGCGGGTCTTGCATCATCTGGCAGCTAATCGTGCTTGGCCCTTGGTCGCGGACCTTTTGGTCCCATACCTCTTGTGGGAACAGGACAGGCGGTCCGTCGATCAGGTTGTTTTTCGTCGCGGTATACCTGCGCACCTTGACGGCGCCACGGTTGATGATGGTCTCGTAGGTATCGCCATAGCTGTAGCGCGTCCCTACGTGCCACTTGCGCCCGCCTACCTTGCTCAGATTGTCGGCAAGCTCCCATGACGATGTAGTTTTCTCGATCTGCTCGGGTGTGTAGACAGACTTATCCGTTACCACGTCATCAAATATCAGTAGTTCAAAGTGCTTCGATACCGGCTGACCGTCCACTAAGCCGTAAGCCTCGACTGTCGATTCGTTCGGCGCGCCTTTGCGCTTGACCACGATCCCGGTATCCAGGGACCAGTTGCGCGAGTCGCGGTCTGGGTTCTCGTACAGGATGTCCGGGAATACCCGTAGCAGGATTTGATTCGACTCCAATACCTGCTTAACCACGCGCAAGAAACCCTTGGCTATCGGGCTGGTGTGGCTGAATATGCCGATGGTTATTTCAGGATCGCGCAGTATTTCCTGTACGCTGCCACCCTGCGTGATGATGCTCGACTTGAAGTGTTCCCGCGCCCACAAGTCAAGATAGCCATTCGGCGCGCGCTGCACTTCCCGGCACCTGTCGAACACCCAAGGATGCAGCATATCGACCCGGCCCATGACTTTGACCAGCAGGTAATACCTATCCTCCAAACACAAAGCGCGGACGCCTTCTAGGCTGTCTCCGCGCTTGTCTATGTCATCCCAATATTCGAGGATGTTATTGAATGGTATGTCCAGAATCATCGGCTGTTTCGGTGACTACTCCGCGAAGTTTGGCGCGCAATTCTTCGGCATTCGAGATAAACAGCGGGCGTTCAGGATCGCCAACAAGGGAGACTTCCTGCGCTGGCCGGCCGTCCAATCGGTCGCCCAGTTCTTTGAAGAATGCGATACCGTCATGGCCCGCAGTCAGGCAGAGTTTCAGGAATCGATAGGCGATGCGGTCAATGATCGGCTTCGGCTCGGGCGCATTCTCACCCTCTGCATCGATGCGCTCAAACTGGCGGAACAGAGCGTTTCGCCATGCGCCTTTCGGGAACGTGTAGCCTTTGAAGGTAGTCAGTTCCCGAGCGGTCATCGGGACGCTCTTATCAGTCATCAATCCTCCGTCAGACTGTCGAAGTACTCAAGCGCCTCTAGTCGCTGAACATCAGTTTCGTAAGGTTTCACTCATCACCCGAATAGCCAGAATACCCATTGTATCCGGTTCTATAACCATAGCCAGGCTCGTCCGTCAGCCGATACAGCTTCAGGCGCGCGGGAACGTCCTTGTCCTTCGTCGCCTTGATGGACATATCGAAATCAGGATCGCCCGTGATTACCTCGATATCTCGCCGGTTCGGTGCGCAGCATTCGTGCTTCATGTGGACTCCTACGTTTCGCCAAGCATAGCACAAAAAAATCCCGGCTCGCAACGCGGTGGCCGGGATTAGGACTACGCGCGGAAAGGGA